CTTTTGATAATTTTTGAATTACGTAAAATATTAGTATTTTTGTATTACATAAACATCAACCAATATGCACGAAAGGCTTAAAAAAATCATTTTCAAAAAGTTAGACCAAGATTTAGGTCAGGCTGAAATCAGTGTGGATGATAATAACTCGATTTGGTTCATAGACCGTGGGAATAAGTATTGGTATTTGGAACTAAAAAGCGCTGGAGTTCTATGGTGGAGATACTCATTCTTCAATGACTTTTTTCCGTTGTTTGGCATGGAACGGAAAGAATATGAACCTGTTATAGCGGAATGGGTGGAAGAGGTACTCAAATGTAATGTGTCCTCATTTGGGGACTATAATGTATTAAATCCTAATGTTATGGAAGAGGTACTCAAACGCGGGGTGTCCTCAACATTGACAAATATCCTTATGGAATTACGTACCGTGGAAGAGGTTCTCAAACATGGAGTGTCCTCAACAAATTCCAAAGAACTTTTACGATTCGAAGTAGAAAAAATTCTTTCTCTCAAAGCAGGTGTCAGAGAAAATAAAACGAAAATAAAAAAAATCATAAACCTTATCAAAAATTAAAAATCCCTCGAATATTCAAGGGATTTTTTTTATCTTTACAAAATGGATATCACAAAAATAATACTAGCGACACTGTTAATGATTTTAGGTCAAATAGGATCATTTATACAGCTACAAGGGTCAATCAAATATGGTTGGTCAGAGAAATACCTTTGGTTACTCTTACTATCAGGTATTCCAATCAGTTACCTTTACATCAAATCCGTTAATCTTTATGTACAAGGATTTGGAGGCCAGATTTGGCCTAGCCGATTGATTGGATTTGCTTTAGGTGTTGTCATATTCACAATTTTGTCATCTACCTTGTTTCAAGAAAATATGACTCCGAAGACAATAATCTGTTTAATTTTAGCATTCATAATTGTTTCAGTACAAGTATTTTGGAAATAAAATGAAAGTAATATTCTTAGATAATGATGGGGTAATTTGTCTCAGTAATAACTGGGGTTCCCGACATAAAAAACAAAAAAAATTAGGTGAAAATCCAGTCTTTGACCATAATAACCAATTACCAGTTGAGTATCGTTTCGATAACTTTGACGTAAAGGCGGTTAAAATCCTAAATCAAATATTGGAAACCACTGGTGCTGAAATCGTGGTAAGTTCCGATTGGAGATTACATGGTACATTGGAAGAGTTGGGAGAATACTACACATCTCAAGGTATCATCAAAAAACCAATCGGATTCACCGAAGTGTTTCATTACACAAATTGGTTAGATGAAGGTCGTGTTCCGTCTGATTTTGATTGGAATAGGACCGATGGTCAAGAACAAGAAAGACACTTTGAGATTAAAGAATGGTTAAAATCACATCCTGAAGTTACACATTGGGTTGCCGTTGATGACCTCCATATGGGTACTCATGTTGAAGCGAGTTATTATGGACCATACACCAGAGATTGGGGATTAGATAACTTTGTATGGACTCCTCAATGTGATGAAGGCATTAAACAAAGTGGAATAAAAGAAAAAATAATAAAATATTTATCATGCTAGTTAACATAAAAAAAATATTGGAAGAAGAAGGTGAAGTTCGTAAGTTTGGTGGAGTTGCTCCCGAAGGTTTTGTTTTGGTTCATGAAAAAACTTTAGAATCTCTCAAAGAATTTAACACATGGAAAATGTGGAAACATAATGAAATTACTATAAAAGAATTAAACAAAACTAACTTTAATAATAGTTAATAATATACTATTATTTTATAATAAATTTTAATACAAATTCCATGACAGTTTTACCAAAAAGACACTTAGCAAAAACCATATCATACCGTATTTTGAGTACGAGCATTGGATTTATGACTATGTGGTTAGTAACAGGATCCATAACAGTAGGTGCGGCCTTCGGTATAATCGAATTAATATGGAAACCAATTCAATATTACATACATGAACGAGTTTGGTACAAACATATTAGATTTGGATTGGCCGAGGTTAAACCGGATGAAAACCCAAAACCAGTTAAGGAAGAGGAATCAACCTTATTAACAGGATTACCTGAACCGACTCAAGTTAAAATTAAAAGACTTACGTATACAAAGAAGGCCGACTAATAATTGGTCTTTTTTTATTTAACTCGGGTATTTATTAATATGAGTATCGAAAAAAATATTTCAAGAATATTTGAGGAACTTGAATCGTTAAAAAATTCTATCAAAGAAGTTTCATCAATTAATGAGGCCGCGTTTATTTCTCCTGTGGATAATACATCCGTAACTTCACCATTTGGCCCGAGGTGGGGTCGTCAACATACTGGAGTAGATTTGACGGCAAATTCTGCAAATGTCAAAGCAGTTGCTGATGGGATTGTAGAAGTCTCGGCGATATTAAATGATGATTGTGGTGGTACTATTAAAATTAATCACGCAAACGGTTTCAAAACTGGATATTGCCATATGAAAAAAATTAATGTCGCGCCAGGTCAACAGGTCAAGCAAGGTGACATTATAGGCATAAGCGGAGGAGGAGCAAATGATGTCGGAAGAGGTAGAAGTGATGGGCCACATTTGCATTTTACATTGAGGAAAGATGGTCAACTGGTCAATCCAATGGACTACTTAAACAAAGAAGGGATAAATTTGACAGGCCCTATCACAACGCCAGTAACAAATTCAGGTACCGCAACAAGTTCAGGTACATCATCGAGCGACGTGTCAGATGTTATTTCATTTGGACCAAGTGGCCCAACAGAATACGCACCATTAGTCGGTAACGTAAATTATGAAAAACTAGGGATATTTGAAAATAGAAATTTTGGGAAAAATACCTCGGACAGATATGGTAGAATTATAATTCCAAAAGATGACAATCCAAAAATTAAATCTCCTATTTCTGGAAAAATTAATAATAGAAAATTTTTTTCAGGTTGTGTAAATCAGACAACAATTGAATATGATAATAATGGGACCAAATATCTACAATATTGTGGAATATCAAATCCTTCCCTTTCAACTGGAGATGTTGTAAGTGCCGGTAGTGTATTAGGTAACACAGATTCTGATGTTGAGGTTACATTGTATGATCATAAATGGTCTAGAATACCTATTACATATGAGAATGTAAAAACAATAGGAAAAGAAGTTGAAAAAGACACTGAAAAAAAGAAAGGTTCGTCAGAACCTGAATATTGGGATCCATTAATGGCAGCATTAATGAAGGCTCCTCTCAGCATATTCCAAGATAAATATAACAAAGAAGGTGATAGAACTGAAAAACGATTTGGTGGTGTGGCCGACAAAAAACAAGTTGACCCATTCGTATTAAACTTTTTGAAAGACCCATTCAATCGAAAAAAAGTAAACGAGAATATCGAAAGAATAAAAAAGATGTTATAAAAAAACCCACCGAAAGGTGGGTTCTTTTTTTTTTGGTTAAGTTGAGATTACTTTACTGCCTCACCTTGAGCGGCTTCAACTTCTACAACTTCTGCTCCACCACCAACTGAGACTGTGTCAACAACAACTGCTGTTGAATCTACTGCTGTGGAATCAGTTGCAACTGTTTCAACTGCTTTACCTCCACAAGATGCAAGAATCATGGTAGAAAGGATTGTGAATACTACTAAAATTTTTTTCATTTTTTTTGTTTTTTGTTTTTTATTTAATTTACGAACTATAAATATATGAAATTTCTACGGAGTAGTCAAATTTTTTAGTTTTTTTTTAACTTAAAAATTGTAAAAAGTAATATGACAGTTTATATCCAGCAAAAGCACCGAGAGCCGAGGGTATTGGAAATACAATTAACTTGCCCAAATCTGTAACATATTTAGGTCTATTAACGATTTTACCCATAAAGAAATAATAAGTCAAATAACCTATTAGAACCGCCAAATCAGTTTTAGTTGCAATGAATACAACTAAGGTCGCAGCAATGAATCCAAAGATGAAATTGTCTCTGACACCCTCCCAAATTTCGTATTTTGTTGCATCATTATACTCCTTTACAATCTTCTCAAGTTTTACCTTGTTTTTATTTTTCTTGATTACATTTTCCATGTTGGAATAGGTGGACTCGAACCACCGACATCTACCGTATCAGGATAGCGCTCTAACCAACTGAGCTATATTCCATTATTGTAAGTAAAAGAGCGGGTAGTGAGATTCGAACTCACAACTTCCGACTTGGAAGGACGGCACTCTAGCCAATTGAGCTATACCCGCTTTTTTGTGCTGTGGAAACAGGATTCGAACCATGTAAGTGGAGATTCGATCAGTAACAAAGAGTTTGTAGTCCAGTGGTCTACCCCAATATTACTAATCTATTTCTTTATCCACGTCCGGGAGACAACCGGATGCGTTTGCCAATTCCGCCATACCACACTTTATAGGAATTTCATTCCATTTTCTTTAATACATCTATTCTTCAAAGTGCTATGTTTTTTTATACCATAATAGCACATAGCCTCTTTCATAGTATCAAATACTTTTCCAGTACTTAAATCTAATATTTTTTTCGCCATTCCATTATTTTTGGAAAGATTTGTTTTTTTTATTGTTGAAACATCTTTACCATATATCTGTTCATAGCTCTTCCCTTTAGTTGATTTATTTACACACTTTAATCTTTGTTCTTCCTTTTTATCATCACTCAAAGAATTCCACCACTCGGTGTATCCTTTATGAGTCTTTGACATTCTGATAGATTTTTCTTCATCGGTTTCTACATATCCAATATGAGAACTATTTGTTTTATTATAATACTCAGGATTATTTGCAACATCTAAAAATCTTTGTATTTGACTTTCGATTTTTCTCAATAAAATATTTGAGATATCATCGGTAAATTCACAGAGTATTTTTTTTTCGAAATGTTCTTTACCTAAATTCTTTATATCTCTCAATAAAAATTTACTACTTCCCAAATATTCAATTTTATTATGTTGATCACTTCCTAAATATTTGTAAGGTAATATGTTATTTTCTTTATTAAAAAGATTTATAGTTTCATATATTATGGCACCCATACCCTTTTGTTTATTATAAATATATCGTTTTTCTAAAAGGGTATGTTTACCACCTCAAAAAAAGAAGAGAGTATTGGATTCGAACCAATGCATCCCTTTCGAGATGACAGATTAGCAATCTGCTCCTTTAACCACTCAGGCAACTCTCTATTCATGTTCCAAAACTCACTTTTTTTTAATGTTTTGGAACATGAATAACTCAGATGTCTTATGAGGATTCGAACCTCAACTAAGTCAACCAAAGTGACTTGTGCTACCGTTACACCATAAGACAGTTTAGACAGACCTTAGGAGACGTATTATTCTCTTCATTATCCTTGTACTTTAACACCGTGGGAAGCGTGTGTCTGTCTTGTGGGA